GCGTATATGCTGAGAACTTCACAGGGCGCAAGTTCATCACTCAGACCCTTACAGGCTATGTGAATAACTTCTACTCAAAGAAAGATAGCTGGTTCAATGGCTTCCGCATTGGGTCAGAGGTTGAGGTTTTCGGTCAAGGCGGTCGATACCTGCAGCTAGACTGGGGACCATGCCAAAGCATCACCCAAGTTGATACAATAGACATCGACAACACAGAAACAGTTTATGCTTCATCTAATTATTATTTAGACAACTATGATGATGACGTGAATCCTAGAGTGGTTATAAACGACAATACAACCATTGTAAATACTTCCTTACGCTCTCATGATGCGGTCAAGGTAACCTTTATAGCGGGTTATGGCTCTAACGCCTCAGACGTTCCCGCGGCACTTAGAAGGGCCATCATTTTAATGGCTTCTCATTTATATGAGCACAGGGGCGCTTGTGATGGCCAGTGTGCTAAAGACTCAGGAGCAAACGCTTACTTGGAGCAATATAAAATTGAGTCTGTGTCGATCTAAATTTGATGCTCTTGTAACTGTTTATTCCAGAAACCTAGCCAATGATGGCGCGGGTGGTCAGACAAAGACTTGGACCCAAAAGGCTCAGGTTTGGTGTATGATAGACGAGGGGACTGCCTCTGAAAGTTTGAGTAGAGACGGACTTGAGACACAAAGGGGCACAGTTTTTTTTACTAGCTACAGAACAGACTTAGACGTTAAAGATAGGCTTTCTTTAGATGGTAATGACTTCAACGTGACATCACTTAAACGAGTGGATAAGAAAAGGCGTCCAAGTTATAGAGGCGAATTTATACGAATAGACACTGACTCTAGTGTATGGTTTTCAACCTGATGGCCTCTATTAGTTTATTTGTTCAAGGTCATGACCACTTAGAAAAGAAGTATCTAAGAAGGATTCAGAACGTAGGCAAGGCGACCGACCAAGAGCTTTCCATGATTGGGAAGATACTCAAAGCCTATGCGACTAAGAAGATTAAGACTATAACAGGGAACAGGCGCGAAACTAGGTATGGACCTAAAAGGACTGTGACTGTTTCTAATAATGGCGCTTACCCCAACCATGACAGGGGAAGATTGGTAAAAGGCTTGAGGGCTTTCAGGTCTAGGTCTGGGGTTCTGCAATTTCAATCAAGAGCCCCTTATGCTTTAGACCTAGAGTTCGGCACTCGCAAGATGGCGGCCAGACCATACATGAGAAGAACATTGAAAGCCAATCGAAAAGTCATAAGGGCTTTATTGGCGAAAGGTGTAAAACGTGCACTCTGATATTCTAACCAAGGCAGTATCTAGGGCTTTAGCTGATGCTAATATATCGGCTTTGGTGGGGACAAAGGTTTACAATCACGTTCCAAAAGACACCGCGCCTCCATACTTGAGAATCCAATGGGGTGAAGTTCAAGTATTGCCAGACAAGACAGACTTGTTCTCTGAAGGGCAACTGACTTTTGACTATTGGACCGACCAAGATGGGGACAAAGAGGTGCTGGATATGGTGGACCATATCAAGTCCGCTTTCCATAAAATACCGCTGGTATTAACAGAAGGGAGCACAAATTTACTGATGCTCTTAGATAACTACAATACTTTTCTTGAAGGTGATGGTCTTTCCCATCACGGAATCATCACTTTTAACTTGCTAATAGAGGAATAAAAAATGGCTAAGTACATCGGTAATGACATGGTCTTGAAGATCATGAACACAACCTACCAAACAATCGCGGGATGTTTATCTCACACATTGACTATTAACAATGAAGTTATCGACGTATCAGATAAAGACTCAAATAGATGGTCTGATAAAATCAGTGCAGGGCAACGCTCTCTTGCTGTGTCTTTCAATGGTTGGGTTTCAGACGATGCTCAATTCGCTCTGATGGAAGCGGCCGCAGAGGGTGACACTATTGTTGACCTTCAACTAGCTTATGGCAATGGAAAAACTGTAACTGGAAACTTCCATGTTGATTCTTTCGAATACACTGGCGAGTACAACGGAGCACAAGCTTTTAGTTGTACACTAAGCAACGATGGAGTCCCAACATTTGCCTAATCAAGCCCGAGCCTCATATACAATCAAAATCGGTGAGTCTGAGTACACGCTCAGGCCCACCTTTGAGGCTATTATGGAGTTTCAAGATAAGGCAGGTATGGGAGTATTTGAGGGCATTACCTGCCTAGAAGGTAAGCCCGATATTAAAGTTGTGGTTGCCGCTGTTTGGGCAGGTATTAAAGGCGAGTATGCTTTTCAAGGCAATGCTATGTCATGCCCATCTTTTGAGCAGATAGGACATGAGATTATGGATTTTGGCGTCAGCAAAGTTGTGTTTGAAGCTTTCGCTTTTTTACAGAGGGCAACAACTCCAGAAGAACAAAAAAAAAGTTTAGAGGAAAGTCTGATGAGGCTAAAAGAGTTAGCTTTAAAGATGCAGACAGAAGCTGTCAGTGGTGGAGGTTTCCCAGCCAGCTAATTAAAAACCATGGTTTTAGGCCGTCTGATGCTTGGAACTTCACATTGAAAGAATACCATAATTTGATAAGATGTGACCAAGACCAACCTGAAATCGACCCTTCGCGCATGAACAACGAAACAATTAGACAAATTGAAATGCGCCACGAGGCCAATAGGAAAAAATAATGGCAAAGGTTGATGAGCTAATTGTCGAGATAAAGGGCGACATAAAAGACCTCACTAAGAAACTAGAGGAGGCTACAAAGAAAACTTCAGAGTCATCTGAAAAGATGTCAGGCTCATTTAATAAGGCAACAAGTGCTCTAGGTTCTGTTAAGCTAGCTATGGGGGCATTCGCTGGCGCTGCTGCCGCTGTTACTGCTGCCGCTGGCGGTGTAGCTATAGCAATGAATAAGGTTGCTGATATAGTCAGCGAAAGCAACCTAGGCAAGAAGATAAGGATAAACACCGAGAGGTTTCAAGAACTTTCTTTTGCGGCCAAAACAGTTGGGATTGATTCAGAAGGTTTAGCCGATGCAATCAAAGACCTAAGTGTCAAAATTACAGATACTGCTAAATATGGTGGCGCTTTAACTGATGCACTAGATGGCATAGGTTTGGAAGCTAAAGACCTAGCTCAACTTTCTCCAGAAGAGCAATTCTTAGCTTTTGCTGATGCTATCAAAGACGCTAACGCAGCCGCTGGTGATTTTGCCGCTGATGAAGTGAATGATGCAATGTACCAGATGCTTCCTTTGTTGCGACAAGGCTCTGAAGGGATGGAAGAGTTAGCAATGAAGGCTAGGCGTCTTGGCGTTGTTATAAGCTCTGATGAAATGAAAGGGTTTGAGCAATTAAACCAAACTTATATAGAAGTGAAAGCTAGTATGGCTGGCGTTGTTAATGCTATGCTGGTTGGCCTTCAACCTGCTTTAGAAGGTGTTATGGAACTAGCGAAAGGTGTGAATGAGGAATTAGCTAGACTTAACAGAACGGCAGAGGACCAAGCTTATATAGTCGACGCTAGCATTGAACCGATGCACAAGCTGAAGAAGGCTTTAGAAGAGGAACACGCATCACTCCAAAGAATCGTTAAGTCAATGCTTGCTGTTAATGAACAAGATGAAGGCTTTCAAGAAAACCTTAGGGCAACACAGGCTAGGGCTAGGGAAGTAGCTGCCGCTTTGAATGATGTAAATACTAAGCTTGAAGAGTTGAACGCACTGGGACCGATGCAAGGCCCAGAAGGTAAGCCAAAAGAGCAGGATCAAGGCTTGTTGGAAAAATCAATCTTAGAGAACCAACCTTCAACCACAGTTCCAGAACAGGGGATGCTTGAGTCTGAAATAGAGAGAGCCCAAGACTTCTATGAGCAATTAGAGCTTGCAGAGGCTGAGTCTCTGGAAAGAAGAAAGATTTTGGAACAGCAATATCTTCAAGAGTCTATAGAGGCTGACAAGGCTGCTAAGGAAGCTAAAAAACAACTTGATGAGCAATTAGCTAAAGACAAAATGAAGATTCAAAAAGGTATGCTCAAAAACCTATCTTCACTAATGAACACTGAAAGCCGAAAAATGTTTGAGGTAGGAAAGGCGGCTTCTATTGCAATGGCAACAAAAGACATGTATGAATCGGCTCAGTCTTCATATAAGTTTGGCTCTAGTATCGGAGGCCCACCAGTTGGGGCTGCTTTTGCTGCTACAGCGGTCGCGGCTGGCCTAAACAACATCAACAACATAAGGAACACCAAGTTTGGCTCTGCTGGTGCTGGGGCTGCTTCAACTGGGGGTGCGGCTGGTGCCGGCTTTGCTGGTGGCGGTGGCCAGCAAACTGAAACGATAGAGAGGACAGATGTGATTGTAAACCTTGTAGGCGATAACTTTGGCGGTGATGGCGTGGTGAATCTAATAGACAGGCTAAACGATGCCGTTGGTGATGGTGCAACTTTGAGGGCGACACAGCTTGGCTAATCAATCAAGAGTATTATATGAGAGCAACCTTGTAGAAGGTGTATCTAGTGTTGCGTATAGCGGCACAGAGATAAGCGGTTTTGAAAAGGAGAACGCTTACGACTATCTAGACTTCTCCACCTTTAAGCCTCAAGTCAGCGCAACTACAAACTTGGACTTTACTATGAGTTCAGATAAGCAAATAAGCTCTATAGGGATGTTTATCAAGAAAGTGGGCGGTTCTGGACTTAATATTGTTTTGAAATATGAGTCCTCCCCTTCCACTTATACAACGCTTGGAACCTACAATGATGTTGACGGAGATTTGACTTTTAACACATTCGGTCAGGTAACTGTTTCATCTGGCAGAAACATAAGGCTAGAAATAACCTCAGATGCCACTCAATACGAGATAAGACAAATAATAGTAGGGCCTTATCTTGAGTTCGAGCGCGGTCAATATGTAGGCGTTAACCCACCAACCATGATACAAGGCAGGGTTTTAAACAATTCTATTTCTGTAAATGGTGCTCTTATCGGTTCAACTGTTAAAAGGGAAAAGGTCACAACTAGAATAGAACAAGAGTTTCTGACTGAAAGTTGGGCTCGTTCAAGTTGGGAGGCTTTCTCCAATAGAGCATCAAGCGGCAAGGGTTTCTTCTACCAATGGAACCCAACCCAATACCCTAGTGAGGTTGTTTACTGCATGGCTCAAAAGGTAGACGCACCTGAGAACATAAGCCCAACTCCTTTGATGAGAGCAGGACTAACCGCTATCTGTAGGCAACCTGACGAATGATTGACATACCTTGCCAGAAAGTTAAGATAGGCAGAGTTACTACTGTTATAGGTGATTCTGTGGAAAACTGGAAAGACATAGAAGGTTTTGAAGGGTGCTATCAAGTTTCTGACTTAGGTAGAGTTCGCTCTTTAGATAGAATGGTTCCCTACAAAATAAAAGGGGAGTTTAGAATATCAAAAGGTAAAGTTTTAAAATCGTGCCCAAATTCTCAGGGGTATTGCGTTAATGTTTTAACTAAGGAAAATGTTAGAACTACTTTCATGACACATAATTTGGTAGCTCATCACTTCTTAGGTGAAAGGCCAAATAACCTAGTTATTGACCACTTAGATGGGAACCCTAGAAATAATAGGGCCGATAACTTAGAATATGTTTCTTTTGCAGAAAATGTTTGGAGAGGGAAAAGTGGCTCTAAAAGAAAGGGCAAGGCTTCAAAGCATAGGTTTATAACATATAGCAAAAATAGGGTTGGTAAAAAAAAGTGGTGTGCGCAAATAAGAAGAAATGGCAAACTGTTCAATTCAAACTATGTTGAGTCTGAAGAATTAGCTTTAGTTGAGCTTGAGAGATTAAAGGAAAGGTTTTTTTAATTGGTTTATTCTGTTCAAAAAGCCAAAGCAGGTAAAGAACCTGTACAGATCCTTGAAATAGATGTCAGGGCTTGCTCGCTTACTTATGGAACTGGAGCCTGTACCGCTTCAGGCGCGGCAGGGACAGAGTGTTTTAACTCGTTCGCTACTTGTCAGGACCAAGGCAACTATGCCAACGCCACAAAGACTTTTAGATTTAGCTCAGTCCCTTTGGATGGCCTTCAGGGTACTGGTGACGCGCCAACATTTCCAACCCTTGTGGGGGTATCCACAACGCCCACAGTTTTAACCCCTGCAAAGGGTTTCGGTATTCGCTCCAAGGTAACTGTGAACCTGATGGATATGCCCTGGTCAGATGTAGGCATTGATAAGTACAGAGATAATAGAACTTATAACCCACTAGAGCAAGGCTCGTTTTGGTCTAAGTTCATGTCACGTTGGCCTTTCTATGAGAACAACGAGATAAGAATAAAGACAGGTTATTTAGATGACAACGGAAACTATGACGCTTCTAACTTCATAACCAGAACATATTTTCTTGATACGATTGCAGGACCAGATAAAAACGGCAGGGTTTCAATAGTTGGAAAGGACATTCTAAAGTTTGCTGATGGTGAGAAGGCTAATATCCCAAGCCAGTCACAGGCAACCCTTTTGACTGACATAACGGCAGGGGCAACAAGCTTTGACATAGTTGACCCACAAAGCCAGATTGTGAGTGGTGATTATATAAGGGTAGACGAAGAGACTATGCTTATCACTAACAGGGTAGGCGACACTTTGACAGTGACTAGAGCCGCTATGCCTTCAGTTTATAGCGGAAAGATGACGGCAGAAGAGCACAGCGAGGGCTCAACTGTTCAGCATTGCCACTTCTTTAACGCGGAACAAGTAGACGACATTTTATATTACTTATTGAATACAGGCGCGGGTATTCCTGCCTCATATCTCCCAACCAGTGAATGGCAAGACACTATCGACTTTGGGCTAGAGAATTATCTATTTACAGCATTAATCACAGAGCCAACTCCTGTAAAGGACTTGGTGAAGGAACTAACTGAACATTCAATTTTGGTATGGTATGATGAGCGAGAACAGAAAGTCAAAATGGATTCCATCATGTGGCGGGCGGTTGATTATGGGCCTTTCAATGATGACTCTCATATCATTGCTGATTCTGTTGGTGTTGCTCGTGATGACAAAAGCCGCTTTTCTCAGGCTTGGCTGCATTATGGGCTTAGAACCCCAGTATCAGAAATGGATGAACTAAAGAACTATGCCGCTGTCAAACTTACCGCAGACCTAGACGCTGAAGGGGTGAACGAATACGACCAGTCAAAGATTAGAAAAATCTTCAGTAGGTGGTTGCCGCTTGAGAAACAAAATGTAGCTTCTGAGATTGCTAACCGCTTAGTCAACTATTATCGAGACACCAAGAACGCCATCACTTTCAGCTTTGAACCTAAAGACGACTCAGCTTGGACTGGTGACAGGCTAGAGCTTGCGACTCGTTTAATCCAAGACCAGTTCGGAGCAACGTCTCTGAGAGAGTACAGGGTTATTTCTGTACGCGAAAGATTCAGCAAAGGTATTGTAAGCTATGACTACACAGCACACAGCACAGGCGGTATTTATGAGGGCTCAGTGAGTCGTTATGGAGTTATCACTCCTAACTCAATGGGAGATTACCCAAGTGAAACACTGGAGAATAAATCGCGTTATGCCTTTGTCGCTTATGATGACCGAGGCGATGGAAACGAAGGTTTCCCAACTTTAGACAGACCCTATTTAGTATTATAAAAAAACCATGGCTTACGTTGTTATAGCTCCCTCAAGATATGATGCAGAGTCTCCTATTACTGAGTCTCTAATGTCTGACATCATTGGCAATATAACCGATGTGAATGATAGGCTTGTAGGCCAAGAACCAAACACAACCCTTACAGGCTCAGGAACTTACACTGTCCCAGTCGGAGTTTCTAAGTTAAGAGTGCTCTTGGTAAGTGGCGGTGGAGGCGGTGGAGGTGGCCTTTATATTTTAAATGGAGCTTCTTACGATCCGGGACCGGGAGGCGATGGAGGCGGTGGCGGTGTTGTTTTAGAATACATTAATTCTGTCACAGGTGGGGCTTCACTTTCCTATTCTTGTGGTGCTGGTGGCGCTGGTGGAAATGGCTCGACTCCCGGTACTCAAGGAACAAGTGGGGCCGCTGGAGGGGTCACTACATTTGACGGAACTAGCACACCAACATATAATAATATTGGGTCTAATCAAGATGGCTCTGGCGGTGGTGGCGGTGTTAATGCTTCTGGATCTGACGCCTCACCTAGAACTGGTTCAGCTTTTTATGGACCTCTTGCAACTGGTGGAACTGGTAACGGATCTGGAGGTGGCGGTGGGGCTGGGGCTTCATTTGGCTATAATATTGCTCTTGATGCTTTTGGAGCTAGAAGTGGATATTCTGGCGGCAATGGGGGAAATGCTACAGCAAACGGATCGAATGGTGGAACTGCATCTGGTGGGGGTGCTGGTGGGGGTGGTTCATTTGGAGGGTCAGGCGGCAATGGTGGCGCGGGGTTCATTATGATTTGGGAGATTGGATAAAATGGCTCACTTTGCAAAAATAGTAGATGGTAAGATTGAAAACGTTATCGTTGTCAAAAATGAAGATTGTGCAGGCGGTGACTTCCCTGCTTCTGAACCTGTAGGGCAAGGCTTTATTGACTCGCTTGGGATGGATGGCCTATGGCTACAAACAAGCTATAACAAGAACTTCAGAGGGCAATTTGCTGGAGTTGGAATGTCATATGATGAGACTAAAAATGTCTTTCATGGTCCCGCGCCTTTCCCAAGTTGGACTTTGAACAGTGATGGACTTTTCGACCCTCCAACCCCAATGCCAGAAGGCGATGGATGGACTTGGGACGAGCCAAATTTACAATGGACGCAAGCGGAATAGAATAAACCTATGGCTGATAAATTTGAAATATACACAGAAAGCTTAGACGGTCCTGCTACTGGAATCGCTAGCGTTACACCTCACGACACGAACGACTTAGCCCAAGCTTCAAGGGCTATCTATGTCGGTGGGGCGGGTGACGTTGCTGTTGAAATGGTGGACGGCTCAAGCGCAACTCTGGTCGGTGTTACTGCTGGGTTCTTGTTGCCGATTAGAGTCAACAAGGTTCTAGCCACAGGAACAACCGCAACCAATATAGTTTCACTCTCATGAAGTTTGGGATTGGAATCTCTGTAGTTGCGGCTTTAAAGTCAGCCGTTGCAACTGTATTTAATTCTCTTTTGTTAGAGAATGGCAACGACTTAGAACTTGAAGATGGAAACATTTTAGAATTAGAATAATATGGCATCAACTAAACTCACAGCTTTACCTTCTGCAACTTCCCTAGCTGGTTCTGACCTCATCTATGTGGTTGAAGGGGGAGTAAGCAAGAGTATCACCAAAGATGTTTTTATCTCTCAGCTTACACTTGAGAAAAGAACCTCTGATTATGCCGCAAACGCTACAAACTCGGGAAGGGTTTGGACTAGGACCGATACTGGAGAAGTCAAGACGATTGCTGAAAGAATAACATCTCCTTCGGGATCATGGTCAGCGGGTGGCGCTCTAAGTGCGGCGGCAAGGTATCAAGCGGCCTTCGGGCTTCAAGGTGACGCTGTTTCTGCTGGTGGCGCTGAGGCGGTAACTCAGTCAATTAACACGACCCAAGAGTATAACGGAACAAGCTGGAGCGCTGGAAATAACATGGCCGCAGGAAGGGATCAAGCCGCTGGATCTTCACAAACTAAATCCACTGGCTTTTTAGCTGGGGGAAGAAACTCATCTAATACCGACTTGGCAAGTTCTGAGGAGTTTGACGGAACAAACTATACGGCAGGTGGGAACTTATCGACAGCAAGGTATGAATCCCCCAGTGTTGGCGACACTTCAGACGCTAAAATAATCGGTGGCGTCAGTGGAGCTTCTACATTTTTAAGCTCAGTTGAGGACTATGACGGCACAAACTGGTCAGCAGGTACAGCCGCAACTGCCGTAGTTGCGTATTCCAAGGGTTCGGCTGGTACAACTTCAGATTGCATTGTCCTGAGAGGGTTGATAGGAAGTGGATCTTATAGCACAGGCACTTATGAGTGGAATGGAACAAGCTGGAGCGCTGGTGGAGCAATAACAAACGCCTATTCTTGGAACTATGTTTGTGGTCCAACTAGGGCAACTGGTTTTTATGCTGGTGGATATGATGGAACAACTAGAGCAACCGCTGAATCATATGATGGAACTAGCTGGAGTGCTGAGGCTAGTCTTTCTCAGCAAAGGTATTCGGTTGGCGGGGCAGGTACTCAAACAGCGGCTACATTTTTCGGTGGAAATGACAGTGGTGGTGGTGGGCTTCTTAGTTCAACTGAAGAGTTTACAGCTTCGGGGACAACTGTTTATGAACTCAAAACCTTTACTTTAACATAAGGCTAAGACGATGACAGAGCAAAGGGCAGTTGTTAGCAATACGACAAGCATAGTTTTGGCTATTGGAACGGACAAAGGTCATGGTGGAGAGGATTATCACGGGGTTGGCACTTGGACCAACTACACGTTTACAAACACTTTCACTCCAAGCCAATCTTTAAGAGACAAGGCATCTGAGAATAATTACAATGGCAGTTTGCTAATTGAGGACAACGGTAGTATACGTTTAATGACTGTTGACGAGGTTCCTACTAATTAATGACTGACATTGAACAAGTTTCCAAGGCTTCACTTCAGAGTTTAAAAGATGCAAATTTTCTAGGCTCTGAGGATTTAGCTTTTATTCAAGATAACCTAGAGTTTTCTCAAGAGCATTTTGAAAAGCGTCAAATATGGCGTGATGAAGTGGACATGCGGGTATCTGTTTTGAATGACAGAAAGCACCCAACCAAAGCGGCTAAATACTGGCAAGCCAATCGAGAATACTCTGTTTTTTATGAGCAGTTGACTATGTTAGCATTCGATTATCAAGAGACTTGCATTGATATTGAAGAGATAGAGAACAAGTTGACAGAAGAAGACGACGAATTTAAGTTGAAAAGGCTTGGCGTTGAACTTCAGAGGAAGCTTTATTTAAAAAGAAATCAAGAACTACAGTCTAAAGACAGGGTTAGAGAGCTTAGATTGTGGAAAGACATAATGACCGAGCTAGACGATGGCTCTTTTAACACTCAAGACTCAAGCGATCATAAAGCACTAAGCTTGGTCAAAGCAGACTTGCTTCATGTTATGCAGGTTGAGAACAAACAGATACAGCTAAGTCAGGGTGAGATGGCCAATCTCTATGGAAGATGTCAAACAGGCTTGAAGTATGCAGAGGACAAAGGCATTTTGGAAGATGTTGTCTCTGTATTGCCAGAAGCCTCAAAAGTCCCTACAATGGGGGCTCTTGGCTACCAATTAACAGAGGCTTCAGATGGGTGACGTTGTTAGAATAGCAATTCTTGACGATAGAGAAATCGACACAAGTGTAGTCGGTAGAATACGTTCTATCAACGATGCAAACACAGACATTCATGGTATTAGCTTAGGGTGGTAATATGGCGGCACAAAGATTAAAAGGTAAATTGATTGTAAGCGTCCCAAAGGATGCTATTCAGAAAAAGACTAAGAAATCATGATTAAAGTTCTAGCTCTCGATGACCAGAAACAGCAACTTGAATGCTTGGCCTTAAATATTAAGGTCTATAACAAGAAGCAGGAAAGCGATAGTGATATGATTGCTTTTGACTTTGAGACCGATTACAAAAGTTATATCGAGAGAATGGATGACTCTTATGATATAGCTTTGATTGACATAGACTTGAAACAACCTGATGTGAATGGGTTTAAGGTTGCACAGCAATTATATGAGAAGTTTGGGTCAAAGCTAATCTATATTATGTGCTCTTCATTGGTTAAAGATAATGAGGATTATGAAAGCCTTTTGCCTAAGACTTTTAAGAACATTGCTTCTGAACTTGTAAGCCGATTTAATGAGCTTAAAATCCACCCACTTGAGAATCGCGCTCAGTTACTTTTCAGTCAAGACCATTTTTCGCCACTAGCTCATGTGTGATGACGAAACCCAACTTACTCAAGTTCAAGCCGCAAGTGATAAGGAGCTAGCGGAAAGGGTTCGCTTTCAAAAACATTTTAGCAACTCTAAACTTGGAAAGAAACAGGTTGCTTTTATATGCCAACTTATCAAAGAGACTTCTAAAGAAATTTATGAAGAGAAGTCAGTCAGAGATAAGGAACGAATAGGAGAACTTGAGAAGGCTTTGACTGACCTAGAGCATAAAGTTGATATGAAAGACCAACTCCATGACTCAGATATAAAAGGCATCAAGACCAGTCAGGAAGAATACAAAGACGACAATATCAGACTTGTGTCTGCCGTTGGTGTCATCTTGCTAATTATCATTGGCGCGGTAGGGTTGTTTAAATGATAGACCCACAAACACTTTTGGGACTAGGCTCTGGCATTGTCGGAGCTATCGTTCAGCTTAAAAAGCAATCTGACCAAGACCGCCATAATATGATCATGGCGGCTTTGGAGCTTAAAAACACAGTTGCCAATGATGCTGAAAGCAGGGGTTCAGCTTTTGGGCGATGGTTTGCAATAATAATCATTCTTAGCGTTGGCTTTGGTGGCCTTATCTACTCAGCCGCAAGTGATATTCCAGTCACGCAGATAATTGAAAAAAAGCCCTTCCTTGACTTGCTAGGACTTATCAAGATAGGTGGAGGCCAAGGCATAGTCAAGGCTGAGGGCTTTGTAATTCCTGAGTACGTCGAGAACTCGATTATCAGTATAATATTTTTCCTTTTCGGTTCTACTGCCGCTAAGAGATAGCATCTTTAAAGTTCAAGGCATAAGTCCCTGCAACTCCGACATGCGGAACCTTTAAGGCGCATTGTGAACAATAGCGGTCTCCTGCATTCATGGATAGCCTAGGCACTCCACAAGTCACGCATTTTCTTTTTTTTCTGTTCGGTTTTCTTACAAGGCTCCAGAAATAAGCCTCTTTTTCATCGTTTACAAACATTGATGTCACTCCATAAAACCTTGGGCTCTGTTAACCCAAGGCAATGATAAAAAGAATATATTTTCCCCATAGATGGGTCTTCTAGGGCTCGTTCCCAAGCCCGTTTTCTGAATGGCTTTTCAATATGGTCAGTCATATCAAACATCACAAGCCAGTTATATAAATCCTTATAGGTGCTTAGTTCTTGCGACATGTTTAGCCCAAGCTTGAGACCCATAAGAATATTTCTTGACCTCAACGCCCAAGCTCTGGACACTGGCTTTGTAGGCTTTGAACCGACGAGCCAAGGCTTTGTTCTGGTCCTCAACAAACTCCTTGTCATGACTGAACGCGCCAGCCATGACCTTGTGTTCTTCTAGTTCTTTTTCAAGCTGTTCAATCCTGAGCTTCAACTGGTTATTCGTTATTCTTAAACTATAATCCATGTGATGAAAGCCCCAAAAGTGAAGGAAGCAACGAAACCGATAAACAAGCAGGTTAAAAAGCATCTCATATTCTCCTCAGTATGCAAGGCTTTCCTCCATACTTAACAACATTTCAGGCTTCAATATTTGGTGGATATAGTCACGGCAAAGCTCTACACGTTCAGCAATGGAGTTGATATGGTCCTCGTTCCTTTCAACGTCAAAGCTTTTGATTCTCAAGCTAGGGCCAAGCTTGTTATAGTTCAGGAGCCTTGGGTCTAGCTCTTCAGGTGTGTTGATCAAGACGTATTTAATGGCGGCTTGTCCAGCATTGACGAGCTTCATATAGCCTTGAAGTTGCCAGTAGTAATCACTATTTAGCTTGGTTTCAAACAAAGGGAAGGTTGAGAAGTCCCAAGAGGTTTTCACGTCCCAGACGATATTTTCTAAGATGAGGTCTGGTGTGCCTGTCATAAAGTCATTTTCAAAGCTGCACTCGTTTTTCTTCAGGTCAATGTTGTAGGTGCGGTTTAGAAACCCAATGCTCTCGTCTTCGCACTCGATTCCCTTGGTCATGTACTTTGTTGAAACGCTTGAACGCATTCCGTAAAGCTGTTCCTTCAGCCACTCTTCACAGTAGCTTTTCGCTCCTGCTGGAAGCTCTGGCTTCATGGTCTTGATAGAGTCGTATTTCTCTTTCATCTTGTCAGTCATGGGCTTTGTTCTAGCGTCCATCTCTTTGATGAAGGACAGTTGAGACTCGCTTGGCCCAACGTTACCCGCCATGATGCGCCCGATGGCAGAGCATCTTATTTTAAATTGTTTTATCATTATAGTGTCTCCTCACTGATTAGTTCTAAGCTGTATCTGTTGAAATATTTTATAGAGTCATCCAGAAGGATGCAAAGCTGACCATCTTTAAGAGAGATGGCCTTTTTATAGTCGGATGAATAGTAGCAGAAGCCCTCGCTTTTGCTCTTCTTCATTTTTAAGATGTAAAGGCTTGAAGGGAAACCCACCTTTTTTAAAGCGGGTTCTCCTAGAATGTCTAGTGGTGTTTCCATTGTCTCCGTTAAATTGTAGCGGATAGCATTATTATCGTGCTACCCTTTTGTAAACTCTAAATTTCATAAAAAAGTAAAAAAAGCCAGCTACAGATAATATGCGCCTTGTGGGGGAGTTTGCTCTCAGGGTCAATTTGCTCCCCGTTGTCAATCGCATCTGTGTGACGTTCGATCGCGGCTCTAAGTTCTCGCTTGAAATTGTCGTCATCTTTGCCTCGACGCCAGTTACGAGGCCCGTAGGCGTTAGGCTTATCATATGCGGCATAGTGTAATACTTGGCATACTTTCTTGAGTGCTGGTCTGCAATCCATGAGCAATAAGGTCCAGTCGAGTTTCTTTTTGATTAGTGAGTCTTTTTTTGCGCTCATTTCATATATCCTTCATTTCCTGTATGCTTCCATTGTCTTAGTCCAGACCAAGTGTTTGCATCGTATGCGTTGTGTCGCCATTGCTCACCGTCAGTGCTTAAATTGATACTAAGATGAACATTCTCATGCTTCATTGTTTTGTTCAAAAGATTTATCCCGAATGGAATCCTCAAGCAAATAACATGAATATTCTTTCCAAGGCAATATCCCAAGCATGGCTTCCACCTGTCTCTAGGATGCCAAGGAAGTTTTCCAGTGAGGTACTTCCAAACATATTCATGTAGGTGTATTTCGTGAATTGTAATCATCTTTTCTTTTTCCTCTTCAATCCTTTCGAAGCTTTTCTTAAATTGTGTAATTCTTCCCACATCCCCATTACATCTTTCATGGGTAGAGTCAGGCATTCAACGCCATGCTCATAAACCACTTGGTATTCCCCAGATCTCATTTTGTCATAGAGTTTCTTGGGCACGTCATAATTTGTTTTAGTCATCGCATTGCTCCCTATGCCATTGCGTTATCTCTCTACAAGCGTAGTCTTCATCTCCTGATCTTATCATGTTGGCAAGATCGTATAAGAACTCCTTTAGTTTGGCATTCTCTTCTTGAAGCCTAGTTATCGGATCACCAAAAAAGCAGTTAACGACCTCAACTGGATTGCCCTCGCTATCCATCCATGGCTTGCATGAAACGATGCCACCATTTGTTCTTACTGTAAATTTACTCATCCCCTTGCTCCTTCTTTTTGTCAAACTTTCCAGCTTCCCAATCTTCGTAAATATCAACAATACTGCCTCTGATATTTTCCACATGCCCAAAGCATCCAGACCAAAGCCAAATGGTGAAGTCTTGAAGCTTATCAACTTCTTCCCTCAACTTGGCATTCTCCTCTTCGAGTCGTGTATAGTCTTTAGCGTTACTTACTTGTTTAGCATGAGCTTCGTCATAAGCTCGCCTTTCATCCCATCGGTTCTTTGCTGTCATTTCAATTCTTCCTTCCATAAATCATACTTCTCTTTAGCTTTATTAGTATCCCACCACCCATCATTTATAAGCCCCATATCATCAAGCCATTCTAAAAATTCAGTCTGATCTTTAGCTAACTTTACAAGTTTCTGATAGTCAGCATGAAGCACATATCCTCCATGATCGTGAGGTTCCATTTTTCCATTGCATTTGAATCGGTTAGTCACTCGCTGACCTCCTTCTTTAAATACTCAAACCTCATCATATTCAGATCATGCTGTTTATCTTGAAATTGCACATCCAACTCATGTTTAAGCTGTTCGTTCTGCAT